TGTATCTTGCAACCCAAGCCTGTAACATTCTTTCTTTGATTTTCTCTGAAAGAGTGTTTGGTGACTTTAAAACTAGTCCTGGAACTGCTCCATTTTTAAAGAAGTTGTCCTGAAACCTTCTCATACTACCCATTAATTGCATAGTTCTGAGTGCAGGTTTTAATCTAGGGACTCCTCTATAAATAGAACGGAAACTGTTTTCTTTAATATGAATTATTTCTGATGGCTTATAATCAATAGAGTTGTCGTAAGTATATTTTTCAACATACTGTTTGTCATCACTATATATGGTTACATGCTCTGCTGGAAGATGATACAGATGTGCACCATCAAAGTAGACAAATATATTTCCATCAATTAGTAAGTCAATTATCAGATTTCTTTTAAATGTACTTACGTCTTGAAATGGATTTGGTTCACTATTTAGTAATAAATCTACTCTACTTCTTCGTATGTTTTTTACAACAGGAGACGTTCCTATAATCTTATCGCCAATATCAAAAGGCACTTCAGCAGTATCGTCAACTACCATGTTGACTGCTCTATTTACTATTTCTATAGTTTCATAAGCATTTCTATAACTTATCTGGTGCTCAATACTGTCAATGGTCAAGCCTTCGTTTCTAGCAATAACATATTGAGCAGGATTGTCTTTTTCCTCTCTATCTATTCCTAAAAATCTATCATACCATGCCATATTTTTGTCTCTGTATTTCAACCCATTTCTGTTGCTTTTTTGCTGTTACCAACTTGGGTCGTTTGCCGTATATACTATGTAATCGTAAATGATGGTCATGACATATTGTAACAGCTTGATTATATATTTCGTCTTCTTTTTCTGCGATAAATTTTATTCTAAGGTCTAATATTTCTTGTTCAGATTCTATTTTTATCTTATTTACTTTCATCCATTGTTCTAATAATTCGGTTAATCCGTAAAAATGATGAAAGTCTAGATTCTTCGTACTTCCGCAGATGTGACATTCCGTTGCTTTATTATATTTAGACTTGGCCTTGTCACGAACATACTTTACTAAATCTCTTTTTAAATCCATAAACCTACTCGTTATAAAGATAATTTTAGCAAAATTTTAAGTTCATGTCAAGAACTATTTTTTCAAGGGGTAGATTAGAATGTAGTGACACTTGTCTCGAATGAGTATAGCGCGTATCGAATGGCGTCTGCCATGTGAGATGCATAATTGTGTTTGGGTTTTTCTTTTAATAAGTTAGGATTTGGGTCCCACTGATATTGGTCTAAACTTGATATAGATTCACGACAAGCTTGATGAACTATTAATTTATCATTATCCACTACTCCGGCTACGTGTCCTATACCGTCTAAAACAGATTTCTTTGCATTGATAGTAGTGATATCGTAATTTTGTGCAAAATCGAACCTTGTTTGCTGAGCAGCAGAATCGATGTAAATGTAATCTATGTCCCACTTTTGAATTAGTTTCTGAATCTCTATTGCGTGTTGTTCCGTAGTTCGTTCTGCATTAAGATATTCATCCAGTAAGTAGTACGTTTCTGAATCCCAATCATATCCGAAAACACAGAAAGCCGTAGGGTCTTTATAACCAACGTCCATTCCTGCGAAGATATCCATTCTCGAGGTATCTATTTCTGACAAATCTGATAGACACTTTTCATGATTGAACGCCCATACTTGACCTTCAAACACATTGAAGTCCGCCATATACTCTTGATTAAACTCAGCTTCAGACATCGTCTTCTTTGCCTCGATTATATCTTGTTCTGATATTCTAGGATTCTCGTGATATGTTGCTTTGATACTTGCCCATTCTGGAAACTCATCTGAGAATCCTCTGTACCAAAACTCTGCAAACCAGTTATTTCTACCCCTTGGAGTAGATATAAAGAGTGCTTTTGAGTTTTCTTTATCTAGTGTGGGCCTGAGCGCAACATTGAAAGCATCCCGCCCGTCAACGAGAGCGGCCTCGTCGAATATGATGAGGTCATAAGACCTACCCACGACCGAGTCAACTTGGTTAACGGAACCCATACGAATCGTACTATGGTTTGAAAGTTCAATAACTTTATCTTTTGCATTGTCTCTTAATACCTCTAAGTCAAAGTGCTTAATTAATTGCCTTTGTAAATCAAATGAAATTTGAGAAAGTGAATAGTTAGGTGACATCAATAATACATTAGCTCCTGGAACTAAAGTAGTTAATTGACCTATAATGTTGGCAATGTAGGTTTTACCTTGCCTTCTTGAAACTGCGGCAGTAACAAAACGATACTTTGGATTATTGATTGCATTTATAATTCCATGCTGAGAACTATTAGGTGTAATTCCTAACAAGTTCATATATCCATCAATAGGTAATTTTATAAATCTTCTATCATCGAACTTCATAATGTGGTCTGAAACCACATCTGTTCTGCTTATTTCAATCAATGTATCGTCTCGTCTTCAAATATATATTCGTGGTCTTCTTCGTTTAGAACACCACATTCTTTAGCTTTTTCGTATAGGTAACAGTAAGAAGCGGCTAGTTGTTTAAAATTCTCCTCTCCATTTGTGAGGTTTCTTTTCTTTTCTGTGTTTAGCATTTGTGCTAGAAATTTTCCTGCATTTACTAAACTTTCATCTAACCATAATTTTCTGCCGTCTGCTTTCACTTATTCTCCTATACTTCTAGTAAATCGTTTGAAATGTGGTCGTTATGTTTTGTTGGAATATATGGCCACTTCATATACTCCCATGCAACACTATATCTATAGTCTCGACTTTTATTCTCATAGCACCCATGTATTAGATTAGGATGAAAAAATACTGCAAAAGGTTCGTTTAGTTCTAAATCTATAATTTCTGCATTAGCTTTAAGGTCTATCCACTTAATCCATTCTTGATGCGATTGCTTATTATGATTAAGTATACCTTGTTTATGAGATTCTTTTACTATTCGTAAGCACCCACTTTCTTTTGTTGCTCCATTTACAAAAACATCACAACTTATTAGCTTATCTGGATGTGCTTCAATATAATAGTTGTCTTGATGCCAACTTACTGACCTTCCTTCTCGTGGAATCATTGGAAAAAACTTAGATATATAAGTACTTAAGTGATTTGTTCGTAGTAATGCTCTTGCTACTTTTAATAACTTAGGATTTCTACCTAATTTTTTAAAAGTTTCATTATATTTCATCGCTCCTTGTAACACCATAGGGTTATACGGAGTGTTCATTAGCCAATTTTCTTGTGTATGCGCCGAAATAGTCTTTGCATATCTAGTCAAAGTGTTACATGTGCGGTTGAGCTCTTCATGTTCCTCTTTACTTAGAAAGTTTTTTACTATTAAATAACCTTTTTTACGAAATTGACTAATGTCATAGTTCACTTTTTACCATTTTACCTTATTTGCCCAATAAGCTGCGGACATTTTGCCTCTAGCTATATTTTTAGCGTGACGAGCTTTGAAACTTTTACGCTTCATCTTCATTCTACGTGACTCTCCTGCTTTAGGTTTGCCTGCAGTCTTAGCTCCTTTCTGTCCAAATCTTATTGTTTTGATTTTACCACCCACCTTTGCCACAACTATATGTGATTTAGTTCTGTGACCTGGTGTTCTTTTTGGTTTATTAAAACCTGAGACTCCTGCTCTTTTTAATCTAGGGTCTCTCTTACGCTTAGGCATTTCTACCTCCTACGTAATATTCTGCTATGTCCTTTTTTACTGAATCTAGCTTTTTTAGGATTCTTTGTTTTTCCGAATCTAGGACCAACAGCTTTTGCTGCAGATGCGTATCTCATTGCTTCCATACTTCCTGCTTTTCTGCTATTTACAGTAGCTCCTGCTGCTGCATTCATGTCTCTAGTAACTCCTCTTTTAAGTCTGTGTTTACGGATTTTCTGTGTGCTGTGAACACCAGTAGGTCCGCTTAAAAAACCGCCTCTAGCCATTTTATTCTCCTACAAGCTTTTTTAATTGCTCGTCTCGAAAGACGCATCTGTTCATTGATGCATAATCTTTCAGTTTCTTTAAATTTGTTAACTTCTGTCTTGATTCTATTATTAACGATGCTACTGCTTTCTCTATACCCATAAGGTTATAAGCTAGTTCTAGTTTGTGGTCTAGCTGCTTAATGGAGATTATCTTCTTTTTCTTCGTGTAGTTTTTCGTTTTTTGCCTCTCTTTGCATATGTGCGAACGTTGGTAGGTCTTCCTCCAACGCCTTGTGCTACTTTTCTTTTTCTTCTTACTGCTGAACGTTTTTGAGCTTTACTCATAGTTCTAGCACGAGCTAAAGGAACACATTTAGGATAGCCTTTTCTTGATGTTTTAGCCTTCCCTCTTCCACAAGGTTGATATCTGCCTTTCTTTTTTGGTCTTCCAATATCTACCCATTTTTCTTTAAACCATTTTTTAAGTCCGGTACTAGCCACGTCTGTACCTCCCGCCTCTTTTCTTGTATTCTCTAACTAACCATGCATTTGCATATGCGCTAGGATATACTGCGAACTTTCTTTTTGTTGCTGCTTTTACTCTTGCATAGAGTTTTTTATTAGTAGGTAAATTACGTGATTTTCTTGCTACCTTCCTTCTTGATTTTTTCCTACGTGCTGCCATAATTAAAGTGTAGAGTCCCCCACTCATTGACTGAAGAAGAGAACTCTAACTGGGTATTAACCTACTTGTCCTTGGCTTTCCACACGTTTAATGCGCACCAGTCCATAATCATATAAAGTTTTTTCATCAAACCGTCATCAATTGGTGTCGGTGTGACAGCTGCTACAAAAGAGCAGATTGTTACAATTACGGGGACAACTGATATTAATTTTCCTACTAATAAGAAAAAATCTATCATATTTCTCTCCTCAGTCCTTTCCGCTCTTACGAGCTAGACTGCTTAACCACTATTTATAAGAGCCTTCGCTAAGGTTAACTCCATCGCCGTTGTGGTCACTACTCGGCTTAAATTGTGTGATTTCTTTTGCAGTTTTTCTTTCTGCTTCAATCATCTTATCTTTAATGTCGACTTTACCGTCTCCATTTAAGTCATTGGGGTCTACCCCCTTTAATATATTCCAAATTCTTTTAAACATAATGTTTCCTATTAGGGCGGAGCTGGGACCCCTTGATTTATTTCCGTGTCATGAAATTTACTTCATGCAGTTTTGCTTAGTATAAGGTCACCCGCTCCTAAAAATTAATCACCTCCTCAGGTTAAACTTTGGTTACTTTTTCTTCTTCTTGCCTGTTTTCTTTTTCTTTTTGGGCCGTCCGACCCTGGAACCATAAGTTCCTTTTCCATATGGCATTGCTTTCTCCTAAGTCCAACGAGGTGGCTCGTCTGGACACTCAGCCCATCTTAATTTAGTTTTGAGGGGCATAAAACATTTACATATTGTACAAGTTTTCCAAAACTTACTATATTTTGGACACTTCTTACAAATCTTTAGTCGCTCTTCAGGCGACTTCTTTCGGTTCATGTTCTATCGCGTCTGTTTTTGTTGTGTTTTCTACGTTGTAGATTCTTTTTTCTAGCAAAGAGTTTTTTTAGTCTAGCAGATTGTGGAGTTTCTCCGTGTTCTTCTTCTGATTTTTCTACTGCTTTTTTTAATTTTTCTTCTATCTGATTAGCCATTAATAAACTTCCATGCTTCTTCTTCTGATTTATATTGTGTTAAGGCATTTTGGTCATCTCTTACACACCACACACCTCTTTTAAGAAACATCTTCCACCCTTCAGGTAAAGCTTTTTCTGCTTTAGCTTTTGGTGACTTAGATATATCTTTTTTGTTATATTCCATTTCCATTGTTTTCTCCTAGTGCATTGTCATCATTGTTCCAACAATGCCCATTAAGGATACAAGTAAAAAACCTGCGCATCCTAATAATATAGATTCTAATCTAGAAACTTGTCCTTCGATTCCATTGAATCTGTCCGAAGCTCCTTTTTCCATAGATTCTATTTTGTTAAATATCGTCTTCCATCGTTCTGCACAGATAGCTTCGTGTTTCTCTAAGTTGGCAGCTACCTGCTCGATTTCCATGTTAGTCCCCTTTAAGTCTTTGTGGATATTTCCACATTTATAAAAATTATATCAAAATATCAACAAGATGTCAAGTATTATTTTCGTATGGTATAGATTTTTACTGGCTCCGACTTGCCTTTTACAGTTACCTCGTCAAGAAACTCGTACTCATAACCATCTACTAAACTGTGTTCGGATATGATTAAATCCGCATCGTAGTCTTTACAACTAGATTCTAGCCTAGCAGCCAGATTAACCGCATCACCAAGAACACTGTAATCGAAGCGAGTACTAGAGCCAAAATTTCCAACCACACACGGACCTGAATTAATCCCAGCACCCGTATTAATTTGGTCAAGGCCTTCCTCTGCAAGTGTTTCATTTAATTCCTCCAAGGCTATTCTCATTTCAATAGCCGCTTTTGTTGCATTCTCTATATGGTTTTCGTCAGGTAACGGTGCTCCCCAAAATGCCATGATGCAATCTCCCATGTATTTATCTATCGTGCCTCCATGCTTGAGAATAATCTCAGTCTGATTGTCGAGAAAACGATTAATGAGTCTGGTAAGACCTTGTGGGTCTTTCTGGTATTTTTCAGAGATGGGAGTAAATCCTCTTATATCCGAAAAAAGAAAAGTTAGTTGTTCCGTGAACCCACCCAATCTCAGTAATGATGGGTCTTCCTGTAATTTTTTTACTAAGTCGGGGCTTACGTACGTCCCGAATTGTTGTTTGATTCGAAGTTTCTGACGATACTCGGAAAGGAAACTCACGAAAGTATGATAGCCCCAGTACAGAATCGAGATAACTACGACACCATTAAGGTTAAGTAAGTAGGAAGATTTATAAGCATATCCCATTCCATAGAATGCACCTGCTACAACTAGTAGTAAAGCTAGTACAGAAAGATAGACTCGAGAGACCGTAAGAGCCAATAAGGTGAGGCCAAGTATACTGTAGGCAAGCTGAGCAGAAAGAGTCCAGGACGGTGCAGAAGGCGCAGTGCCGTTGATAAGATTGTGTAGTATATTTGCTTGAATTTCATGTGGGTATTTTGCTCCCGCTGGGGTCGGCACAGGGTTTGTTACACCCTCTGCAGTCGTGCCGATAATTACAAAAGGTGCATCAATCGGCTGTTGTAAATATTCTAGTAAACTTTGTCTGTGGAAGTTTGTGTTCCAATTTAAAAAGATACGACCATTCGCATCTGTATTCATAAGTGGGTAGTTTGGTATTCTAACCCAGGTGACGCCTTCTTCTGTTGTTTTTAGCTGGTACGAAGGGTCTCCGACTGCGACTCTTAAGAGTTCGAGTGCGAAGCTTGGGTAAAGTTTTGACTCTACGTTTACGACTAGGGGAATACGACGAGTAACCCCGTCTATTTCCGGCGTAGCGGTTACTAGTCCGAGCCCCTTTATTTTTGACTCCAGAGTAGATTCGGTAGGTAAAATTCCTGGATACTGATATAGCCATGGTAGTGGGTCCTCTCCTAACTGGGCAGTTCCTACATGAGGGTTAGTTCCAGTTACTTGTGTCGATGCTGCACTAGCAAGGACAGTAGGTCTTACTTCGAGTCTTCGTACAAAATAGTCATCTTGTTGTGCTCCTCGTAAGTCTTTGTTTGGCATTAATACTGTAATGCCTGGAATTGCCTGAGTCTGCATTATAGCGTCCCCATAGACACTTCTCGGTAATGGCCATCCTCCATTAGTCTTGACTGTTTCTTCGTCAATATCGACTATGAGAATGTTTTCGTTTTGAACTACTTCTGTATTCATAATTAAGTAGTCAAATGTTTTAAGTTCTAAAATTTTAAATGGATAGGGATTCCATATAAGAAGTCCCATTGCAAGTACAATTGTGATTAGTTTATTCATATTAGGTTCCATCCATGGTTTGCTATAGCGTTAAGTATAATAAAGATACAAGTTGCCATATGTGTAAACCACCAAATAGTTCGTATGATAGCTATCTTATCTGCTTGAGAATCCGTTTCTCCTACCTTCTCTCCAAGGGACTTAGCCCATAGTCTCCAGTACTTATTCATTATCTATTATTATTTTTGTGTTGTTTATTACGGCTAAAGTTACTAGAGTATTCGCAAAGAGTACAAAGTTCTCATCTTCTTCCCAAAATATTCCTCCGTATCTTGCCATCTCGGTCCATATTAGTTTATGTGCTATAAGTCTTGTCAAAGAAGGGTCTTCGGGTAAAAAAGGATTTGCTTCTGATGCGTAGCCTTGCTGTACTGCATGATAAGTAGTAAGTACGTCTAATGTATTGATTACAAAGTAGTACCTATGACTCGGTCTGTCAAAGTCAATTCTCATTTGAAACTTACTACGTTCTATGAGTTTGCCGTCCAACTCTATTTGGTCGTAGTTCCAGGGTATATCAACCTGAAGATTGACGGATGCGAATACTGGAAGTGTCACCAGAGTTAAGAATAATGTTATAGCTTTTACCATCTTGTTCAATTATTATATTATAGCTTGTCTCACCATTGAGGTCTAGTTGTACGGATTGAGTAACGCTACGAATTATAGTAATTTTTTCTGCGTCCCCAAATGTTAAAATCTGTGTTGTTGGGTCTTGTCCAAATAATGTACCTTGTACATCAAACTCTGAAAAAGCTTGTGCACCTCTTGATTCTTTTATTGCAAGTGCATCTAGTTCCTCTATAACTTCTAGTAAGTCTTCGAGAAAGTTTACGTCTAAGTAATCTATGTCAAGTTCATTAAAAGATAAATCTTCTTCTAAATAATCTATATCGAGCCCATCGTAAGCGAGGTAATCGACGTCAAGAATATTATCGTCAGAGTCATCATTTCCAACTTCTCCTGCAGTTTCTTCTTCATCTTTTTTAGGTGGGCTCACAATGAGCATGTTGTTTATGATGTCAAGTGTTAAATCTAATATCATCGGAGTAGTTGGTGTACTCTCCCACATACTTGTCACTGTCGATTCATATGGTTTATTAAGTATGACTTCTCCCATGGCTGTTGCAACTACAATCTCGCCACTTGGAAGTCCCATGTCGTCTGGTAGTAATATAACTAAACTTCTGCCTAACTCATCCACTGTCACAGTAAAGTCTGTGCCTCGAATAGCAATCTGAGAAGTTGGTGTAGAAATCTTAATATTTTGTTTATTAATCTTGCCAATACCACCAGTAATAAAACGAGCTGTTCCACTTGCAAACTTCATTGACATCTGCGACTTGTTAGGGTCGGGGTCAAAGATTACTTTGTCTATTATAAGTTTACTATGCTCTGTAAGTCGGACTTTACTATCATCTATGAATGTGATGCCTAATCGCCCATTAGCTGTACGCACATCATCCATTTGTTCAATGTTAAATCCTAAGTCCGTAGCGTAGGGCTGGTCTCTTAAGACTTGCCCTACTCCACGTTGTTCTGTAATGCTTCCTATATCAGCATGAAGTGGTAGTACCACCATCATTCTGAATAACACAAATATTGCTATTAGACGCATCACTTTCAATTTTCAACCAGTCTGCCGCTAGCGTTGACTGCTGTTTAATAACCGCAGTATTATTACTACCATTTAAATCCATATAGAAATATTTGGCATCGCTAGAACTAGCTCCATATCCAGATTGGATAAATGTTAAGTCATTACTGTCACCAAGAATGTCCATATACATAGTCGCGTAGTCTGCGTCTATATCTACTTCTGCGTCATTACTATCACCATCGATAATCCAATCAATGTCTAAGTAACTTGCTCCTGAGACTTCTGCGATATCTATATCTGCCAAGTTGAATGAACCTGTGATGTCAATGTTAATATCATTGCTATCAGCAGTATTTAGCCCAGACGTATCCATGCTAAAATCCCATTCGTTTGAATCGCCATCAAACTCAAAGAAACCCGTAAAACTATCACCAAGTATTCCATCGGTAAGAAATTTATTGGAGCTTCCTATCTGATTAATGTCGAGTGTCATTGTGAGACCGTTTAGGACTGCTGCTGTCATTGTACCTGCAACTGCATCGTCACCACCAATTATATTGGTAGAACCAAGCTGCTCCAAGTCTATGCTAGCATTATTCCCTGTTTGGTCAATATAGATTTCGTTGTCTGCTAACAGACCAACTGATAAAAATAAGGCTATTAAAATCCTCATTTTACTCTCCCAAATAGTACTTCCAGTACCCTTTTTCCTGTCCCTTTCGTACAAGCTCCACTACTGAAGTTTCAATAGCCGCTTGTAGCGCAATAAACTTAGGTTCGTTCATAGAGTTTCCACTCTCTACTTCCACTAAGTCATTTGCAGTAGTAAATCTAAAGTAATCATTACTAACTCCCACGGAGAGGATTGCTTTTGAAGTAAGGATGTCCAATAAGATTTCTCCTGTACTCACAGAAACCAACCTCATTGATACCACCACACTATCCTCACGATATTGCTTGGAAGTTCCTATACCTAAATAGCGGGCTCCAGCACCCCCGGTTAATACATTTGTATTGTAATCTACAATACCCCCTTCAATGATGATTCCAGCATACAGCAGTGGTAACTGTTTGTCTTCGTCATCAAACTTTTCTCTAGTAGAACGAATCAACTGACGCTCTTTCGTTAAATGGTCTAGTCCTTTTCTTTCTACTACTTTGAAGAATCCAGAAGTCTTCAAGGCACGAATCAAATAAGCCTCTGGGGCTTGAGTCATAGCCGAAGAGAAATCTGCGATTCCATCTCTTGATTTTCTTTGTCCTGTTAAGTCTTCGAACTTATAGATAGCAACAACGGGCGTTCTTGCTGGTAAGGGTAGTTCCTGTATTTCTTTTGTTACAGGTTTTTCGAGTACAGCGTTTCCTGAGAAGCACTCTGCCTTTCGTATGATTGTAGTTAAGTCTTTGTAGTCCCCATCGGGGTTAGTCATGCACGGTGATATGTAACCACTGTGCGTTGCACAACTAGAAACCAAAGTCCCCAATAGGGATAGTAATAGTAGTTGTCTCACCTGTTCCTTCATTAAATATGGTCATTGTTATCGTAACTCCATCACTTGTCCAAGTAATTAAGTTATCAAATAACTGAAATGAGCCTTCTTCTGCAGGGTTCTCTCCAAACAAACTATCAACTAGCTGTCGAGATAACTGTGCATATATTCTACTTTCAAAGTTCTTAATAAATCTTGCGAGAGTTGTGTTTTCTGCGTCTCTCTTTGCTGCATCTTCCAAAGCTTTTATCTCAGCTTTGAGTGCATCCTTTTTTGATATTTCCTGTGAGTCAATAGTTAAGTAGTGACTTGATGTACCTACTCCACTAAATGAAGGACTTTTAAATTTGTGTTTGATTTCGTCAGCTTGCATGTCAAAAGCGATTGAAGCAGTACACAAGCACAGAAGTGCCAACATTACACCATTTGTAATCTTCTCATCTTTTCTACGCTCTTCGTAGTCATCTCTCTGACCTCTGCGAAAGACTGCATCATAGTTATTTCGGTAGTTATCCGTGTTATTTTTACTTATCAGCTTGTCGCCTGTTATGTCGTTTTTTGTCATTTTCTTTCATTTGTAAAACAGTGTTTACCTTTTGCTGTAAACGAATCATATCGTTATCGAGCATACGAATTTGGTCAATTAACTTTATAAGAGTCATGTGCATTTCTTTTACTGTTGGATTGATTACCGTTGTTATCATTGTCCATACAAAGTATACGAAATATCCCAGACCGACCATTGCTACAATGGGGAATCCAAATTTTTGAATCGCGTCAACTATTTCCATTTATTATCTATCCATACTTTATAAGTATATAATAGACCTATCCAACAGGTAAATAATATACCGTCCCAATAGGATAAACTGTCCCAAGCTGATACTACATCCATTAGTCTCTCCTTACATCAATACTTCCGTCTTCCACGAAATTCTCTGCTCTTGCAATTCTGTCTAAATCAGGTGTAAGGTCAAGAGCCGAAGATACACTTGTGTCTAATTTTATCATGTCGTTATTTATAGTCTTGACTCGAGTAATAAGACTGGTAGTAAACATCTTCAGTGTATTAATCGAGTTTACCACACCTTCGAAAATTTGTCGCATAATCACGAAGATAAATCCTCCCATGACTATAGCAGCCGCAATGGGTGCTCCAACATCTGTGATTAAGCCGAAAATATCCATGAGTTTACCTGAAACATTCCTAACATTCCGAAGAACACAGTTACCTGAATTATAGAAGCATACGTAATTTGTTTCATAGGATGAACATGAGTAAGCTTTTCAATCCACGACTCGCTGGGGCTTAGGTTAACAATCTGTAGTGCTTTTCTCTGCATTGCAGTTGCTGCATCTTCAGAAGCCGATGCTTTCTCCACATCCACATCTGTATTTTTCTTTTGGGTTGATAATTTTAAATCCTTCATTTAATCCTTCTACCTGCCAGTCCAGGGTCATGCCTTCTAAGTAAGGTGCTGAATTGGGGTCTATGCGAAATGCTATACGCCCCCAATCCAGAACCAAATCACTTGAATAAGTTTCACTACAATAATCAAAACGATACTCCATACCACCGCAGCCGCCCCCAGTAATACCAAGTCGAAAAACATGGTTCTCCTGGTGTGCCGCTTTCTGTATAAGTCTAGTATACGCTTCATTAGTGACTTCTATCATTCCTTATAATACCTCTCTCCAAACGTTTTGTATTCGGTTAGATTTCATTATCTTGTGGAACTGTTTCCATATTGCTTTCATTTTTCTCCTTCCAGTTTTGGATTGCTTGTTTAATAGAATCCTCAGCTAGAACAGAGCAGTGTAATTTGATGGGCGGAAGCTGTAACGCTTCTGCTATTTCCCTATCTTTAATCTCTTTTGCTTCTTCAATTGTTTTGCCTTTTAGTAATTCTACGAACATAGTAGAAGATGCAATTGCACTTCCACATCCGTAGGTTTTAAACTTAACATCAATGATTCTCTCATCTTTGTCTAGTTTAAGTTGTAATTTCATGACATCACCACATGCGGGTGCTCCCGTTATACCAGTAGCTATATCGGGGTCATTTGGGTCAAAGCGACCCACGTTGAACTGCTTAGGACTTGCTAAGACTTGTTCAAATCTTTCTATTACTTGTTTACTATACGCCAACTTGTTTAATTCCTAGAACATAGTTTTCGGCTGCATTCTCTGCATACGATTCACTGTGTCCTACATAGAGTTCTTCTGAAACTCTTACATCTTTTTCAAAAAAGGCTGCACCGTAGTGACCATCCTTTTTGAAAACTTCTGCGCGTTTGTCTTTTTGCATATAACTGCTTAAATGTATCATTATTCCTCCTTTAATAGTTTTTCCATGAGTTTCCCATAGTTACCTTGTCCAAAAGGTAAATCACTATTAATCTGTACATTTGTTTGGTTTTTAATATTGGAGGCTTTTGCTTTCTCCAAGTCTGCCATAGCTTTTATTTCGTCCATTCTCATTTTATGTGCCATTGAGAGCAGGTCGGCTATGTCTTTGTTAGTATAAATTTGAGATTCTTCTGCTTCGTCTAACTTCTTATCTATTATATCGTCTAGTGCATGGGCTATCTTGAATCTATTTCTGTAGCCCGTGTCCAGATACACTTGGTCGATATATTGTTTAATTTCTCGCTTACCTAAATAATCTTGCACGGTATTTTCATCTATATTTAGGCGTATGCATACAGCTTGTGTAGACCCAAGTTCTAAGTATGCGTTGGCTATCTCTAACCCTTCTGGACTCATTTTTACTGCGATGTCTGTTGGTTTGCTCATATTTTACGTGCTAGTACCATATAGTCCCTATCCCATCGTTGGGAGTGTTCTACTTTTGGACTTATTATTTCAAAATTGTAGCTAATTAATTCTTTCAAGTAATCTGGATTGTCTATACCTAGATGATACTTGTGAGCATCGAAGTCGGTTCCTAATAGTAGTAAACCTCCCTTCTTTAGATAGAGTAGCATATTACTCAATCCTGTTCTCCAATCATAGCCATGGTCTAATACATTCCAACAAAGTAAAAAATCTACTTTGCCCCTTAGCTCTGGTACTAAAGTCTCGTAAGGGACTGAATGTAATTTATAGTCTTCCTCCGTAAACCAATCCTTAATTTTTGTATTAGGTAGGTTTTCTTTGTTATGCCACGGAGTTTCTCCTGGAAATACATTGTACTTGCTTTTCTCTACTTTCATAAGGTCATCTAGTAAAGGTTCCATACAATGTTTTTCATTGTTTGAACTAAAATAAGAAAGTGCAGGTCTTGACCCACATCCGATATCTAGTAATACTTTATTATTAAAAGATTCTTTGTGTAAGCCGAACTTCGTAAAAATATCTTTCCATTGCTTTTCAAAGTCATCGAAGTCTCGATAATTGTAGCATTTCTGATAATTTAACTCAAAACGTTGATTAACGTCCGCCCATTCTCTAAAAGTTTCATTCATAGGAGAATTATATCAAATTTTATATCTGATGTCAAGAATTATTTTCGTATGCATCGTCACGATGCTAAAGTGTGCGTCTTTTTATAGTTCGAAAATTTTTCAAAAGTTACACGTGTGGGGGAGCTAGAGCGATAGGAGGAGAGGGAGTCTCATAACCCCCCTCTCTAATGACCTAGCTACGCTACTGCGACAGCTAGAAACCCTACCATGATTAAGAAGCTAAGACCTAGCAAAAAGAATACTATCATCTCATTCTCATTTAGGTAATTAATCACTCTTTGTTTTTGCCTTAAAAACATTTCGTGATTTCGTTGTTGTCTAGGCGTTCTCATGATTGTAAACTAACCCATATAGCAACTATTAAAATGGTGATAGATGCTGTTATTATTATTGCTGTTTCCATTATTTTTGCTCCCATGTTATAAGAACATTAAAACCTTTTCTTCTGTAGGCTATTGCTCTTTTTTCTATCCACGCTCTAGCACCTTTCAGAACTACAACGCCTTTTTTATCGTCACTGCTTATTGTTAATGTTGCCATTATCCTCTCCTTTTTAATTCGGCATTTAATCTGCCTAACCTCACCACAAATGCACCTCGCATATGTTTCGTGAATGTATTCATCAATGCTCTATTATTTCTTATCCTTTCATAAGATTTTATCGCTTCGATTAATTCTTGTTTTGTTAATTTTTTCTCGTTCATAATTATATTATATACTCCTTATTTAAAATTGCAACATTTATTTTTAATTAATATTGACTTCCTACCCTTAAACTTACTACGTAAGTTTAAGGGTTCGTTCGGGTTTTGTCAACCCCCCAAGCACATTTATTTTCGGCAATCTCCTATCACGATTTCAGGAAAAAGTCAAGCGAAATCGTATCTAATTTCTATACATAATTACTCTGGAACATTTAGGAATTGTTGTTGATAAACATTCTCTATTTGTTATACTAAATACATCAACAACATTTATAAGGAGAAAAAATATGTCATTGATAAATAAAAAAGAAACTAAGGTTAAATATTATAGCGACCTTACAAAAGGCGAAATGGTAAAGATAATATCAGAGCAAAAAGGCTTGAACTTATCGGCACTAGATAGAGCCAC